CCGGCTCCGGCACCAGCCCCCTAAAGGAGAAAGAAATGAGCACTGCTGTTCTTTGCTATGAGGGGCCTGACGGCAACCCTGTCGCTGTCTCTGCCACCAATCCTTTGCCCTTGGCCGGCGCTATTTCCGACGCAGCTTTGGGCCAGCCGAACGGTGTAGCCACTCTGGACGCTTCCGGCAAAGTTCCCGCTTCACAGTTGCCCGTGGGGGATGTCACCTACCTGGGCAATTGGAATGCCACCACGAACACCCCAACCCTGGCGGATGGTGTTGGTGCGGCTGGTGACCTGTATATCTGTGACGTTGCGGGAACCCAGAACCTGGGTGGTGGTTCCGTTGCTTATGCCGTAGGTGACTGGCTCATTTATGACGGGACGGTCTGGGATCGCGTCCCCGCCGCCAATGCAACTCCTGCCAATCCTTCAGCAACTGTCGGGCTGACCGCGAAGAACGGCACTGCCGTAACCTTTATGCGCTCGGACGCCGCTCCTGCCCTGGATCAGTCCATTGCTCCGACCTGGACCGGCCTGCATACTTTTGACAAGGTAACCACGGTAGTTCAAGGCGGCGGTAACGGAATTGCGCTAACCCCGGTCGCCAGTGGTAATTCGCCGAGCATTGCTGCGGTCGGTGCAAATGCAGACATCAGTCTGAACATCGCCCCCAAGGGCAATGCGGCAATCGGGCTTCAGGGGCCGACCGTGGTAACTGGGAACCTGACCACTACGGCTACGCTGACAGTCGGTGGCAATGCCAACGTGGCTGGCAACCTCGGTTCGGCGGCCAACGTCAACCCGCCCGGCCCGACGAATAGCGGCATTGTCATCGGCGGTGCGCCGACCTGGGCGATGCAGAGCATGTATGACCAGGCGCAGAGCGCGAACAATCGAACGGCCGATTTCCTGTGGATCAGTGGTGCGCTCAAGTGGCGCTTCGCGAACGACGCGCGCAACGCGTTCCTGGACGTGCTGTCAATCAACGGCGGCCAAGCGACGGGCGTAACTGGCATCACCTCCACCAGCGGCTCGGGCTCCTGGGCTCACACGGGCTCCATGACGGTGAGCGGCAGTTTGACCGCAAACGGCGCAATTGTTCGGGGTGTTGTTGCCAGCGGCGGGGCGAACGCCCAAAGCGGCAATATCAATCAGCCTTCTTTCTATGCGGTGCCCACCAGCGGCATGTACCGCGTCTCCGCTACGGCAGTGGTGACCCGCGCCGCAACCACTAGCTCGGTACTTCCCGGGATCAATGTGCAATACACGGAGGCCACTACCGGCGTTGCGGTGGGCGACATCGTCACTACCACCGCAAATACCAACCAAGTTGGTCTCCACACCGGAGGTTCCGTAATTATCAACGCTCAGCAGGGCGCCAACATCGGCTATTCGACGACCAATTACGATTCTTCTGGCGCAACCTCGATGCAATACACGATGAGCATCAAGGTCGAATTCCTCGGTTGAACATATGGCCCGCAAATCTTGGATCTACACCCCGGATGGTCGGTGTTTTGAGCGTGGCTCGGCCGAGCATATCGAATATGAAGGCTCCAAAACCTACGCTCCAAGGGTTTTTGGAGACGAAGAGTCGTTCATCTCCCCCATTGACCGGAAAGTTTATTCCGGCAAAGCAGGGATGAGGGAGCACAATGCCAAGCATGGAGTTGTGAATAACCGGGATTTGGTGGGCCTCCCGGTTATGAAATCCGCCTCCGAATACAAACCAGATCGGGGTGCTATTCGGAATGAAATACTCAGAGCCGCCAAAATGAAAGGATACATGACGTGACTACCCAGCTTCAGGAACAGGAAATCCAGGACGACGAGCCGAAATCTGAACTCCGAACGGCTCTGGAATCGGCCGTTCAAAAGGTCGAAGGAGAATCGACTCCTTCCAGCGAAGAGGCCAAGGTTCCCGAGCAGCCCAAAGAGCCCAAGGAACCGAAGGAGCCCAAAGAGCCGGAGAACAAGAATCCGGAACAGCCCAAGGAGCCGAAAGAGGCCAAGAAAGAGGAAGCGACCGCCGAAGAGCAGAACCCCGGTGATCGAGCTCCTGCAGCCTGGAAAGCCCCCCTGAAGGCGAAATGGGCCACTGTAGACCCCGAGGTGAAGGCGGAGATCCATCGTCGGGAACGTGAGATTGCCAAGGCAATGCAGACCTCTGCCCCGGCCCGGGAACTCGCCCAGAACTTCACCAATACCCTCCGGCCCTACATGCCCCGTCTCCAGGCGGCAGGCGCTCAACCGCTGCAGGCGATCAAAAGCCTGCTGGATGTGGATCACGTCCTCTCTTCGGCCCCGATGGGTACTCGGGCCAAGATGATGGCGAAGCTGATCAGCGACTACGGAATTGACGTTGCCGCATTGGATGAAGCTTTGTCAGGCGGAAATCCGGAGGAAACCAATCCTGCCTCCATTCTCGATCAGCGGATTCAGCAAGCCCTTCGTCCTTTGCAGGAAACCGTCCAAACCCTCACCGCACGGGAGCGGGCGCAAATGGCGGCGGAAAACGCGTCGCTTCAAAGCCAGGTCGATGCCATGCGGTCGAATACGGAGAAATACCCGCATTTCGATCTGGTCCAAGATGAAATGGCCGACCTGATCGAATACAAGGCTTCTCGTGGGATTTACCTAAATCTTGACGATGCCTATAATCAGGCCGTAAAGATGAGTCCTGAAGCTCAGGCATTAGAGGCCCAGGCAATTCAGCAGCGCAATGCCCAAAGGCAGAATGCCGCTGCCCAGAAAGCGCTTGGAGCGTCGCTTTCAATTAGCGGCGCACCGGCCCCGAGCCGTGCGGATGTGGATACGTCTGATTTGAGAGCCACCATCGAGGCGGCGGTTGCAGCCCACGGAGGCCGGTAACATGAGAGCCATGTTCAGCCGGCTGATGGGAATTAAACCACCCCCGGTTGAGACTCCTGTAAGGGCAGAGCAGGCCCCTGTCGAAGTGCTTATTGATGCACCCATCGAAAAGCCGGCAGTTGAGCCTATTCAACCCATACAGGAGTTAACACCATGGCTTTCGCCAACGCAGCAATTAGCGACATCATCGCTACCACCATCCAGTCCCGAACCAAGCAAATCGCGGACAACGTAACGAAGAACAACGCTCTTCTTACGTGGCTGAAGAAAAACGGCAATCGCCGCACCGTCTCCGGCGGTAACACCATCCTCCAGGAACTCTCGTTCGCCGCCAACGGCAATGCGGGTTTCTACAGCGGTTACGAAACTCTCCCCATCGCGGCACAGGATGTGCTCTCCGCTGCGGAATACGTGTGGAAGCAGGCCGCCTGCCCGGTGACCGTGTCGGGCCTGGACAAACTTCAGAACTCGGGTCCGGAGCGCATGATCGACCTGATCGAAGCTCGCATGGCGGTGGCCGAAGCCTCCATGGCGAACCTGATCGCCCAGTCGATCTACTCGGACGGCACTGGTTCCGGTGGTAAGGAGATCGACGGCCTTGCCAAGCAGGTCGCCACCAACCCGGCCACGGGTACGGTGGGCGGTATCGACCGCGCGACCTGGGCCTTCTGGCGCAACCAGACCTTCGACGCGACCACGGATGGCGGTGCTGCTACCACGGCGGCCAACATCCAGGGCTACTTCGATCAGCTCTGGGCCAAGCTGGTTCGCGGTGCTGATGCTCCGGACCTGATCATCCTGGATAACGCCTACTGGTCGTACTACGTCCAGTCGCTCCAGGCTCAGCAGCGGTTCACCAACGCCACCGAGGCGGAAGCTGGTTTCCAGACCCTCAAGTTCATGGGCGCGAGCGTCCTGCTCGATGGTGGTATCGGTGGGTTCATGCCGACGAAGACTGCGTACTTCCTGAACACGAAGTACATCTTCTTCCGCACTCACCGCGATCGGAACTTTGTTCCTCTGGAGCCGTCGAGCCGCGTTTCGGTGAACCAGGACGCCGCAGTGCAGATCCTGGCCTGGGCGGGCAATCTGACCTCCTCGGGTCTGCAGTTCCAAGGGAAGATGGTCGAGTAACGGCCAAGGGGAACAACCATGTCCGCTATTGGTTCCGCAACCATCAATGCAGCGCCGGTGGCCTCGGGGGTGTTCCCCTCGGGGACTCCCGCTGCACAGCCCCCCATTGGGTACAACAAGCTCACGAGCGCCAACGAGGAGATGTGGAACGGCCATCTCGGCACTCGTCAGGACCTCGCCCAGACCGCGGCCGAAGGGCTCCCTGGCGAGCACTACATCGGCACGATCGGCACTCTCGGCTATGACGAGGACGGTAACGCCATGACCTGGTGCTCTTGTGTCGCTGGCTGTGCTGCTGGCGCTACCGGCACGATCACAGATGGAGTCTTCGTCGCCGGAGCAGGTACGGCAGTCGCATACCCGACCATTCCGGCCAACGGCTTCGGCTGGGTCAAGAACTGATTCCACAACCGGCCCTTCGGGGCCTTTTCTTTAGGAGTATCCATGGCCGAAATGTTCGATGGTGACCTGTACGACGAGGGCACCAAGTACAAGGACGACGGAAAGCTGGTCGTGGCTTTCTACAAGCAAGCAGTCAAGAACAACTTCAAGTCCAACCAAGAAGGTCGTCCCATCTTCGAGGACAAGGACTACATCAAGATCATCATCCCTGGGTCTCGTGATGTGACCGAAGCACCGGTGAACGAGCAGTACAAGGAACGGTTCCCACGCCAGTGGGCCGCCTACCAGAACAAGCAACAGATCAAGGTCGAGGGAACTCCCTTGAGTGAACTGACCTGGATGGGCCGGAGTGTTGTGGCCGAGTTCAACGCGGTCAATGTTCACACGGTCGAGCAGTTGGTTGGCATGTCCGATACGGACGGCTCGAAGTTCATGGGCTGGAACCAGATCAAGCAACGCTGTGAGCGTTTCCTCCAGGCCGCGAAGGGGGAGGCGCCTGCTCTCAAGATGGAGAAGCAGCTTGCCGACCTCACCAAGGAGAACGAGAGCCTGAAGGCCCAACTCTCCGATCTCTCGGCAGAGGTCAAGGTCCTGCGCAATCTCGCAACCCCCACTCGGGGCCGGCCGCCGAAGGCTGAAGTCGAGGCCTAAATGCAATATTGGACTGCACTGCAAATTCTGACTCAGGTGGCTGGGGAGGTTGGTCTTCCCCGGCCTGCCACCATCGTGTCTTCGACCGATGTCCAGAGCGTGCAGTTGCTGTCCGCATTGAACGCTGCCGGCAATGACCTCGCCACCCTCTACCCGTGGGAGCAGCTGACGGCAGAATGGGTCTTCGAGACTGTCGAGGGTCAAGGTGCCTACGACCTCCCTGCAGACTGGTCCTATGCCAGGGATATGACCCAGTGGGACCGAACGAACCACTGGCCTCTCCTTGGCCCGAAGTCCCCTGCGGAGTGGGCTTGGTTGAAAGGCGGTCTGATGGCGACCGCTCCCCGGACTCGTTACCGCATCTACGACAACAAACTGCAGATCTGGCCCGTTCCTGCCGCTGGGGTTGATACGGCATTCTCCCCGTACACCTTTGCTCTTGAGTACATCAAGGGGACTTGGGTGAGTCCGGCGAGTGGTTCCGACAAGGCCATGGTCGAGTTGGACTCGGACATCTGCCAATTCGACCCTTGGCTTCTCGTCAAATACGTCAAGGTCAAGTGGTACAACTTGAAGCAGATGCCTGCTGACAAGGTGGAAGCTGACTTCGTTCTTCTTTTCAATCGTCTGACTGGCAAAGATACAGGCGCAGGGGTTCTAAGTCTGGCCCCTGGTTACCCGCCCCAGTTCCTTGGCCCATGGAATGTTCCTGACGGCTCTTGGAATACGGGTGCGCCGTGACCGCCCAGATCGCGACCATTCCTGCCCCTGTTGGCGGCCTCAATGCTCTGGATTCCCTCTTGGGGATGCCCGAGACGGATGCCATCAACCTCATCAATCTCGTACCACAAGCCTACGGGCTTCAGCTTCGCAGGGGGTATGAGGAGCATTCGCGAGGTATGCCGGCAGAGGTCAAGACACTAGCGGTCTACAACGGACAGGACGGCATCTCGAAGATGTTCGGCTGGGCCGGGTCTGGGATGTACGAGGTCACCTCAGCCGGAGTCGTCGGTGCTCCCATCGTCACCGGTCTGAGCACTTCCCGCTGGCATACGACCGGCATGGCTAACTCTGGAGGTACTCAACTTGTCGCCTTTAGCGGTAGCGATGATGGGATTCTTTATGACTCCTCTGGTGTACATCGACTGGTTATCGGCGATGGGATCGTTGCCTACACCTGGAAGAACGTAGACCCCAAGGTACTGAGCGTCTGCACGATCCACCAAAGGCGTCTTTGGGCTGCTGAGGAAGGAACCTGCTTCGGCTGGTATCTCCCTCCAAACCAAGTCTACGGGGTTGCAACCCTGTTTGACTTTGGCCCATTGTTCAAGCGTGGTGGTTCCATCGCGGGGCTGACTACATGGACTGTAGATGATGGGGATGGAGCGGACGACCATTTGGTTGTCGTCTCCACCGAGGGAGAGGTTGCAGTCTACAAGGGGACCGATCCCAACACGGCTACTGCTTGGGCGCTCACCGGTGTCTATTACATGGGCGCCCCGGTCACTGGGCATAGGTTTTATGAGAAGGTAGCTGGGGATGTGAAGTTCATCACCCAGCAAGGTCTTGTGTCGCTCAACGACATGCTGACCTCCACGAAGACGACTCCGGCTCAAAGCACGATTGAATCGAGGAAGGTTCAGCAACCTCTAGCCGAGGCAGCGACTGCTTTGGGTTCCCTCGAAGGCTGGCAGTTGTACTTCGCGCCAGAGCTCAACCTGTTGTTCGTGAACGTGCCTTCGGTGACTACCTTGGGTCCGATCCAGTTTGTAGAGAACATCGTGAATGGGGCTTGGTGCGAGTTCCAGAACTACAAAGCCTCCTGCTGGTGCACGTTCGATGGGAAGCACTACTTCGGAGACTCCAACGGGAAGGTCTGGGAAGCCTGGAAGGGCACCACTGACGGAGTTCTTTTGGATGATCCCAATGGGGACTACATCTACGGTGCTTGCCAGCAGGCCTACAGCTACTTTGGCAAGCCTGCAGCTCAGAAGCAAGTCGGGCTCTTCCGCCCCAATCTGGTCGTCACAGCCAATGCCAACTACGGGGCGAAGATCGACTATGACTTTGCCTTCAGCACTGCGACGGTAGGGTCCGTACCTCCCACGACAGATGTAGCTCTGTGGGATGTTGCCCTTTGGGATCACGCGCTCTGGTCTGGGGCACTGAAGACCCAAAGAGACTGGTCCTCAGCCCAAGGGATCGGGGTGGCTGCATCTCTGTCGATCGCTTTCCGCTCCAAAGCTGAACTGCTTTGGGTCAGCACTGATTACACGTATCACAATGGAGGGCCGCTGTAATGGCTTCCGCACTTCCCGTCGCACCTGACTTCACTGGTCTTGCTCAACAACAAGCCGGGCTCAATCAACAGCAGGCCAACCAACAGACTCTTGCCAACCGGGCGAATCAGACTGCTCCGGGTGGAATGCTCACTTGGTCCCAAGGGCCGAACGGTCAGTGGACTCAGAGTGTGGGTCTTGACGCCCCGACGCAGAATCTTTGGGACACCTATACGTGGGGTTCCAAGAGGTACGCGGACCTGATCAACACTGGAGTGGGTCTTCCCGAGTTGCCAGACTCAGGATTCGGTGCCGATCAGAAGACGATCGACGCCATGCGAGCGCTTCAGGCTCCGCAACTCCAAGCAGCAGAGGACGCTCGCCGCGCTCAGCTTGCGGCGCAGGGCATTACTCAAGGAAGCCGGATCAGCGATCTGACCGAGCGTGAGCTTGGCAACACTCGTTCAGACGCCGATATGAAGGCGATCCTTGCTGGTACTCAAGAGTACGGGAATGTCTTCAATCGAGGTCTTCAGGCGCGTCAGGCCCTTAACAACGAGCGGTTGAACAACTTCAACGCTCTGAACGCTGCCAAGGGAGGTCTCGTCCCGAAGTTCTCCAGCTATGCATCGGCTACTACTGCGCCTGCGGCGGACATCTATGGAGCAGCAGGGGATCAGTACCGGGCTCAGTTGGATGCACTGCGGGTAGCTCAAGGAAACCAGAATGCCCAGGCTGCGGCATCCGATGCGCGTCGCTCGACGAACGCAGGTCTCCTGGGCGGGGTTGTGCAGGGCCTTGGCGGTCTCAGCGGTATCGGGGGGCTTTTGGGCGGCGCCGGCAACTTCCTGAGCGGGCTGTTTGGCGGCAATCAGAGCGCTGCAGGTGGCGACTCACTAGATGCATTACTCGCCCTCAACGACAACTTCTCTGGTTGGGAGGTCTAAGTGGCTGACGTATTCGACCCCAGCATGGATCCAGAAGAGTTTGCCATCCGGCAGGCGATGTCGCGTGCTGCAGCTCTTCGCAAGCAGGCGTCCCCAGTTCAGGGCCAGATGATCTCGGGGCAGTATGTCCCTGCACCCAAACTCGCTGGCCTCGTTCCTATTCTGAACAACCTGGTTGCCGACAACATCGAGAGCAACGCTGTTCAACAACAGCAGGGGTTGACCAGTCGTCAGCGTGAAGCCCTCAATCAATGGCTCTCTGCCCGACCGACTGCGAAGACGACCTATGGCGCTGGGGAGGCTGGCCCCACGATGACCACCACGGAACCGACCGAGGCAGAAACGACCGCTTGGGCGGCGCAGGGTTTGAAGAACCCTCTTGCTCGGACTCTTGCAACCAAGGTGATTGAGGATCAGGTCGTCAACGCGCCAGTCCGGGCGGAGAAGAAGGAAGCCAAGCTTGAAAACACCCGTCTTGTGAATCAGCGTTACGACGAGGATCGCAAGGCCCGTGCTCAACTAGCCGCAGAGAACTCCAAGAATCGGCTTGATCTACTTCAGGCTCGACTGTCCACCGTGGGGGCAGATACTGCCGCACGGCTGGAGCTTCAAAGGCAGATTGCCAACGAGAACAATGCTCTTCGCAGGTATCAGATCGAGTCCGGTATCCAACAGAATGAGTTGGACCGCCAGTCAAGAGAGAGCATGTTCGATCGCAAACTCCAATCGGCTGTGGACAAGGCTGGGAGCCTCACTGCGAGCCAGAAGAAGGAGGTCGCCGAGATCCAAGACGAGATCCGGCAGCATACCGGTTATCTGGAGACCTTCAAGGACAGCTTCTCTGGTCCCAAAGCTGCAATCCAGGCGAAGTTGGGTGGTACGTTCCTCAACCAGGACGACCCCGAAGCGGCGGAAACGGCGGAATGGTGGAGAAACTTCCGCGCCGGGGACAACGTGATCCGCAATGGGCTGTTCGGCTCGGCTCTGACTGCACCAGAAAAGGCGGCATGGCAGGCAACCACGGTCTCTCCGCTGAGTTCCCCCAGTCAAATCAGGAGCGCTATCGCTGCTCGGCAGAAGATCGTCCAGGACAAGTTCGATGCCCGCATGAAGCTGTACACGGACGGGAAGGTAGATGCACCTCCGTCCATGTCCAGCGTCCCAGGTGGGTCTTCTCTACCCAAGAGCACAGCCAAGGTAGACAAGGCCACTCAGGCGACCCGAGACCAAGGCGCGGCTGAAACCCTGCTCAACGAGATCAGGAGCGGGGCTAACGTGACCCGTCAGGCCGACTATGACAGCCTGGTTCGGGAACTCAAGCGCACTGGCTACAAGGGCGAGATCCCTCCTATGAAGATCGGTGGGACTGCCGGCCCCGACGAGGCTCCTGCACCCAAGACCCTGAAGTGGAGTGACCTCAAATGAACGTCGAGCTCCCTGACGGAACCATTCTGACGGACATTCCTGAGGGTACGACTCGGGAGCAACTTCGCACCAAGTTGAAGGCGAACGGTTATGACGTCTCGAAGCTGGGCCCGGAAGAAGCAACGCCGCTCGGAAATGAGGGACGCAGGAGTCTTCCCAAATCAACGCAAGCCCCTGAAACCGACAACCGAAAGTTCTTTAAGGCACTCCTGGGTGACGGTCTCGGGACCGTGGCGGGAGACATTGGAGCAGGAATTGGAAAGACTATCTCGGGGGCGGTGAACCTGACCGAGGATGTCGTTCCTCCTCTCGCCTTGATCAAGACGCTGCGCGGCCGTCGATCTCCTCTTGCTGAATCTCTCAAGGAATATGTCGATCCCGCCTACAAGGAGGGAGGGGCGACAGCCAAAGCAGCAAACCTTGCTGGTGAAATTGCACTCACTGGAGGCCCTGCTACGGCTGCGGCTCAAGGCGTCGGGTCTCTCATCAAGGGTGGTGGAGCTCTTGCGAAGACTCTGCGCGGTGGTGCTGAGGCTGCTACGGCCGGTGGGGTGTCCGGTGCCATGGTGGACCCAGGTGAAGGCGAGACTCGTCTAGGCAATGCAGGCCAGGGCGCCGCGTTTGGGGTCGCTGCTGCTCCTGTGGCGAAGCTCGTAGGAGCGGGTATCAGCGCTGCCGCAGGCCCGAGCACGCCGGACAGGTTGCTGAGGGCGGCAAGAGAGGCCCAAGAGGCTGGATACGTCATCCCTCCGACCCAGGTAAGACAGACTCTTGGCAATCGCCTGTTGGAGGGCATGTCCGGCAAGATTGCCACGGCCCAGAACGCCAGTGCAGCGAATCAGGAAGTCAGCAACCGTCTCGCCAAGCGAGCAATCGGGGCGACTGAAGACCTCTCTCCGGATGTCTTGGCTGGCATTCGTTCCAAGGCAAACCAAGCCTACTCGGATCTTGGGAATTTCGGCACAGTCAAGGCAGACGACGCCTATGCCAAAGCGGTCCGAGATGCTGGTCAACGCGTGGAAGGTTTTTCCAAGGACTTCCCCGAGCTGGTGAACAAGGATGTCGATCAACTGATCGAGTCCTTTGCCAATAAGAAGAGCTTCGACGCTCAGTCTGCAATCGAGGCGATCAAGCGCCTCCGAGAAGGGCAACGAGCAGTCACCGGTAATGCCCAGGCCACTGCAGAAGCCAAGGCGTTCGGGCGTACTCAAGGGAAGCTGGCAGATGCCATTGAAGGTCTTGTAGAGCGAAATCTTGATGAGGCCGGGCGCCCTGAATTGCTGACGGCATTCCGCGACGCAAGGAAGACGCTTGCGCAGGTCTATGACGTGGAAAAGGCCATGAATCCTGCTTCTGGGAACGTTGATTTCCGAAAACTCAAGAAGTCACTCGAAAAAGGCCGATTGACCGGGGATTTGAAAACAGGCGCGGAATTCGCCCAATCTTTCCCAAAAGCCGCTCAGTCCGTTGAGGGGATGGGCAGTCTCCCGCAAATCAGCCCTCTGGATTTGTTCGGCACGGTGGTGACTGGTGGTCTAGGAGCGTCCCAACAAGGACCGGAAGGCGCTGCGCTGGGTCTTGTATATCCGGCCGCGAGGCTGCTTTCTCGTCGGGCTGTTCTTTCTCCTTCAATTCAGCGCGGATTGACCAAACCAAATCCTGATCCTGAATTGATCGCTCGTATACTTCGCAACAGCGGGGCCGCAGCAGGCACAGCCGCAAATGATTTTTGAGGTGAAATATGCCCCGTGATGGATCTGGAAATTACACCCTTCCGGTAGGCAACCCGGTTGTTTCGGACACCGTCATTGCATCCGATTGGGCCAATGACACGATGTCGGACATTGCGACCCAGCTAAATAACGTCCTTACCCGTGATGGCGTTTTGGGGCCGGTTCTCCCATTCAAATTGGTCGATGGGAACGTCAATACTCCTGGGCTTGGGTTCAATTCCGAGCCAGGATTGGGTCTCTTTCGAATCAATACCTCTATCCTAGGGTTTTCTGCCGCTGGCAAGCAGACGATTGTTAACGACGCTTCGTCGTCAGGGTCGGTAATTACGTCCCTATATCCTCGATCCACGGGACAAGCCGAACTCAGGCTGAATTCCGACATCTACGGCACGGCCGATACGACATCTTTGCGTCTGTTTCAGACTGCCGCAGGCGGAGGTATTCAGTCTATGGCAATCGGTGCAGGGACGGTAAAGCCCATCTTTTACACCGCCTCGGAGCACCAGTTTGCCGGCTCAGTTCGGGCTATCCCCAATCCCAACAACAGCGACATCTCGGTTGATCGAGTTCTCGGGAACTCCAATGTAGGGTCTTTCTTCTGGAAGACTGGCAACGTCGCCAGGTTCGCCTTTGAATATTCTGCCCCTGCCGGTGAAGGCAGTAACGCTGGCTTCCTCTCTCTGAATCGATACGACAATTCTGGCAATCCAATTGCCAGTTTGCCGGGGTCTGCATTGATGCAATTCAACCGGCAAGACGGTTCCGTGAATTTCTCTGGCACGGTTACGGGAGGCTCGAATGTTGGTGGAGGAGGCACAGGTTTTAGCACTCCGCAATCTATATTCGCCGGTGGAAATCTGACAGTATCTGGAACTGGTTCATTTGGAAGCAGTGTGACGCTTGCTGCAGGTCAATTTGTTGCGCCGTCAAGTGGTTTCTACACGCTGCGAGCAGGAACTTTCGGAACCAGCGGCTCTACTCGAATTAACGGCATGCTGCAGAGCAGCGGTGATATTGGGTTTGACATAACTTATCAGTTCAACCACAACCCAGGTGTCAATGCATATGCTCGGACCCAGGTGGGAACCAACTTCTTTGACATGCTCAATAGCGGTACTGGGCAGTCACTCGGTGGATGGGTTGCTACTTCGGATATTCGACTCAAGTCAAATTTCGCATTGATCGATGGTGCGCTGGAGAAGGTTAGAAAACTCCATGGATACACATTCGACCGGGAAGACATGATGGATCTCAGCGGAAGAGTCCCGCGCAAGGCGGGTTATGCCGCTCAGGAGATTCAAGCTGTTCTCCCCGAGGCAGTCCTAGAAGGACTCGACGAAATGAAGACTCTCTCGGTCGATCACAATGGGGTAATTGGGCTTCTTATTGAAGCTGTGAAAGAACTCGATGCACGAACTCAAATTCACTGATCAAGAACTCGACTATGTCTACAAGGTGCTTATTCAGCGTCCCATGGTCGAGGTTGAACCTCTCATCGTGAAGATTCGTCAACAAGTGGAGAAACAGAATGGCAATGGAAACACCCCCGATGGGGCTGATAAACCTCCAGCAGAGAGCACGCCAGGGTGATCCCCAGGCGATTCAAATGCTTCAAGCTTTGATGGGTGGTGGTCAGCCCCCCATGGCGCCTCCGCAAGGCGGGATGTCTCAGGCCCAGTTCTCTGGCGGGGGTCAGCCCATCCCTGCAGACATCCAAGCTCGACGTGCCAAGCAACTGATCGAGATGCTCCGTGCTCGGGACAAGGGCATGGGGATGATGGAACAGGGCTACTAAATGGCTATCCGAGGTCTGCCGCAGCCTGGTGCGCAGTTCACCGACACCGTCTATGCGGACGATGATCCGTTGCTGCGCGCGCAGTTGCAGATGGGTGGCCGCGGCGGCATGGTCAACGGTGCTGGCGCGTTCCTCGGCGCTGCGTACAACCCGTTCGGCTTCGAGACCGGTCCCTCGGAGGGCGAGATCATCCGCAATGACTCGCGTCCTGAGCACAGCATGGATCAGTTGTTCAGCATGGCCGACCAGCTTGGGATGGACACCTCGGGGTACTCGCGCGACTACTCTCCTAGTCGTTATGGCTTCCTGAACAATCTGTCGCTTGAGGATCGTCTTGACCCGACACGCGGTGGAGTTAAAGACGCTCGGTCGCTGTACAACGATCTCAACGACTACACCAAAGACTATTACGCGATCGACCACATGACCCCGGACGGGAAGAGCATGGAGCGCACGCTCTACCTTCACCGCAATGGGCAGTATGTTCCGGTTTCCGACCCTCAGCGTCGCAGTTCCAGGCAAGACACGGGCTTCTTTGGCGACGAATTCAAGGAAGCTCTATCCACTGTGGGCCTTGCGGCTCTTGGAGGGTATCTCGCCGCGCCGGCTGCTGGTGCGGGGCAAGCTGCTGGAAGTGGAGTGGGTGCCGCAGCATCCGGGGCTTCCCAAGTGGGTACGCAGGGCCTCTGGCAGTCTCTCCCCAACTGGGGGCGTCAGGCTCTGACCGGCGCTCTTCGAGGCGGGCTCAATGCAGGGCTCAATGGTGGAAATATTCTTCAAGGCGCCCTCACGGGTGGTGTGTCTGGTGGAGCGGGGTCGGTCATCGGAGATGTCGTTGGAGACCTTGGACTGCCCAAGTGGGCTTCTGGTGGGCTGACTGGTGCCTTGCGCGGTGGGCTTGGCTCTGCGCTAAGCGGCGGAGACATCCTTCAAGGGGCTCTATCTGGAGGGCTCTCTGGAGGGTTGTCGGGGGCTGGCGTTCCATCTGGTCTCGCCAACATTGGCGGCAGGGTGCTAGCAGGCGCGCTGAATGACTCTGACGGCGGCGGGAGTGCCCAAGGCGGATCAACCCCCTCGATGTCTGCTCCTGACATCGGAGTCCTCGCGGCGGGAATTGGTGGAGGAGGTTCCTCAGGCGGAATTGAGCAGACCTACGACCCGAACGATGCCCGCCGCCGAGCTCTCCTTGCGAGTGCTCTCCTGAACCGGAAGGGACGGGCTGGTGATGCAACGGATGTGAAGAAAAACGCCCTGATCAAGGTGCTGGAAGAGACCGCATGAAGCAAGAAGTCAAAGACATCGCCGTAGGGCTTGCCTATAACACCCCAACGAGTGTTGCTGCATGGTTCTCCAGCATCAATTGGACTACTGCTCTAGCGGTCTTGCTGGGTGTCCTGCAGGTCATGTACCTGCTCAGGAAGTGGTGGCGAGAAGAGACTGAGTTTGGCAAGCGCATGAAGCGCTGGGCGGAGGGTCGATTCACCAAGCCTGGAGACCTGTCATGACCTTCGATGAAGCGTTCGAGCGGCTGATCGGGCACGAAGGTGGCTACGTCAACGATCCGCGTGACCCAGGCGGGGAGACGAAGTTCGGCATCAGCAAGCGCAGCTACCCCGGCGAGGATATTCCGAACATGACCCTTGAGCGGGCGAAGGACATCTATCGCCGTGACTTCTGGAATCCTGTGCGGGCCGATGAATTGCCGGAAAGCGTGCGGTTCGATGTGTTCGACGCTGCAGTTAACCACGGGGTTCTCCAATCGGCGAAATGGCTCCAGCGTGCTGCTGGTGCGCAGCCGGATGGCGTGATCGGTGCCAAGACAATTGCGGCAGCTCGTTCTGCTGGCCCTCAACTTGCGGCGCACTTCAACGGCTACCGGCTGCAGTTCTACACCGACTCTGCCAATTGGGCGATCTATGGCAAGGGATGGACTCGTCGGGTAGCAAGCAATCTTCAACGGCTGGAGGCTTGACCATGACCGTCCCGCTCCTTGCTCTCCTCCCCGCCATCGGCGATGTGTTGGACAAGATCTTCCCCGACAAGACTGCGGCCGAAGCAGCAAAAGTGCGCCTGGTCGAACTGGCTCAACAGGGTGAGCTTGCACGCCTGAACGCTGATACTCAACTTGCTACTGCTCAGGCAGAGACGAACAAGATCGAGGCAGCTAGTACCAGCCTATTCGTGTCGGGCTGGAGGCCTGCGGTAGGGTGGGTCTGCGTGCTCACCATCGGGTTCAAGTACATCGGTGGACCGCTGCTCTTCATGATCGGGCAGGCGGTGGGTCACCCTGTAGACCTGCCCAAGATCGATACCGAAGAACTGTGGCCGCTGCTGCTTGGCATGCTGGGCCTCGGGGCGTTCAGGACCGTGGAGAAGGTCAAGAAGGCTGCTTGAATGTGGGCTTAGGGGTAACTCCGAGCATCTTGCAGAGACGTAGATGCATAATCCGCGAAAAATCGGTAACAGGAGTTGAGGAAGATGTTCAAGCTGCCTCCTACTGGCACACAGCTCTACGCAGGCATGCGTGAGCGTTACGACGAAGCCTTCGGACCAGGATCGTTTGAAGCCGTTCTACGATCTCGGCGAGCCGCCGAAATGGCTAAGGTCCCCACACAGCCGATTGATCTCGAAGTGGGTGACCATAATGCAGCGGGAAAAGCAGTCCTGATCACTCCTCCACCTTCTCCGGAAAGATGTTCGGATCGTTGAACACGGTCCTTTGGAACTCAGCCTCTATCCTTGCTGAATCCCAGTCCTCGAAGTAGAGGACTTGACCTGTGGGGAGGACGACTTTCCACTGGTCCATGGTGTTGAAGATGGCGGCGTGTGGCTCTTGAGCGGGCTAGAACTCGTCGAGCGAGGGAAGCTGAGCCGCGAGCCTCATTGCCCGTGTTGCCAGCCATCACGGCTGCGCTTCCCGGTGCAGTCCCCACTCCCGTGCACAGGCGAAGGCTTGCAGAATCCGCGCTGAAGCGCATGCGTGATAGCCCTCCAACCTCTGGGTGCGCATCCGTCGAGTAGTCTCAACAGTCCAGAGGTGGAGGAAGCCTGATTTTACCCCTCATGCAGGTAAACGGGGAATAGCTGGGTCATGGGTTATGGACGTGGAATCCATATACGTCCAAACACGTCCATAGACGTCCATATCAGCCGTCCTTTTCAACCTGAGAGAGAGCGGCAGGAGGCTCAGGGGCTCCGGCCAGCAGGTCGATCATGCTGTGCGCCATCTTCGCCCATTGTGCGGTTCGTCCAGATTGAAGTGCCGGCAGGTATTCCTCCTGGCATGCGGCAAGAAGAGCCCGAGCGTTCGCGGCTCTGAGGGTGTGCGGGACGTTGCTATCCATTGCTCGTATCCTTAGAGCGGGAGCGGATGAGTTCAGCACAGCCATATGCCCCTCCTGCCTCGTGATCACTGCAACTCTGGTCGGCGAAGTCATCGCACAGCTTCGCACAGGCCTCCCTCTCCCTTCTGACTGCTTCTAGGGCGTAGGTGCGCATGTCTTCCGCGTCATAGCCCCAAGATACATCGTCGCCGAGGTAGCTCTTTTCGGGCAGGGGCGGCAGTTCATGTAGGTCATCCATTGGTCTTTCCTTGCTCAGAGGGAATTTTGGCGTGCACGCAATCGGCGCCGAGAGGGCAGTTGTCCCAGTGGCATTTCGCCGTTGCCTCTCGCACTACCTGCCGAGCATTGAGCCTGCTGGCGAACCAGCGGGAGAGCTTGCCAGCCTCTCGGCCTGGCTCGTCTTGGCAGGGGCGGTCATCAGTCACGCTGGTTCTCCTTAGGGGAGGGAGGAGGCTCCGGGTCCTTGGCCTTGTCGATCCTCTTCTCCAGCCATTCCGGATCGGCCTTGTTCAGCCGCTTGAGCTTCTCCCACCGGGCATCGTTGAGCCGGATGCTCCGGGGCTTCGTCTGCTCGTCAGGGGGCAGGGGCTTCCTGCCTTGGCCGCGGTCACTCATGGGTCTGGTCATCCGCCGATTGTGCGGAATCTTCCATCGGCTCGATGTGGCTGAAGCATTCAGGGCAAAGCGCGTCGGCATGCCCGAGCGAGTAATCGTCTTCGGCCTCCTCGAGCGAGCCAGACCAATCGCAATGTGTGCAGCAGTAGTAGGTGGTGCTCATGCTGCGCTCCCGGTCCTTTCCTGGCGCCGCGCGCCTCGGTTCGCCGTCTAAAATCGGTTCAGCCATGTGCACCCCTTTCGTGCGTGTGGTTAGAGCTTCCCGGGTGCTGAACACGCCCGGTAGGCTCGACTACCGGAAGAATCTCGCCACGCGAATTTCCCCCGAATTTCCCCGAAAGCCGCATGAACAAACGGTGTTTGTCCCCGGTTCCGGGCACCACCATTGTATGTTCGAGTTGCGTCGTTTTGTGTTGGTAAGGCGCAAACCCCAGTAAATACGGGCCTTCCGGGGACGTATGATTCGGCGAGTTGAGGCTCCTGGACGCAATGTGCGCCACCCTCTCCCCCCGAAAATCCCCCGGACGATCCCCCGAATGGCTACCCCGAAGAAGACCGCCCAAGGCACCTGGCGCGTGCAGCTTGAGATCGGCGGCGTGCGCGAGAGCGAGACGTTCAAGACGAAGCGCGAGGCGGACGAATGGAACGCCCGCAGGACGCTGGAACTGCGCAGCGCGGCCAAGGCATCCCCTGGCGCAAACAAGACGCTCCTGGACACGTTCCGGCGCTACGCCGAGGAGGTCTCGCCCACCAAGAAGGGCAACACGAAGGAGCTCATCCGGCTCAGGGCCTTCGAGGATCCGGAGACCCATCCCCATCTGCCGCTCCGGAAGCTGATCGGAGACGTGACCAGCGACGACATAGGGAAGTGGCGCGATGCACGGCTCAAGGTCAACGCCCGCGGCTCTGTGCTGCGAGACCTGGGCCTCATCTCGGCCGTCATGACCAAGGCCCGCAAGGAATGGAAGTGGATCAAGGTCAACCCCGTCCGGGATGTGACCAAGCCGGCGAACCCTGACCACCGGGAAAGGCTTATCACGGGCCTGGAGACGCGCAAGATGCTGCGGCAGTTCGGATATGCCAAAGAGGTCCGCAGCGTATCCCAAGCGGTTGCCTACGCCTTCCTGCTGGCGCTGGCTACCGGCATGCGTGCCGGCGAGATCTGCGGTCTTCGGTGGGCTAGGGTGCGCGAGGACTATGTCATCCTGGCGGCGGACGAGACCAAGACCGGAAAGCGCCGGGACGTGCCGCTCAGCCCGGTTGCCAGACGCATCATCGAGCGCATGCGCGGCTGGGACGAGGAGTTGGTCTTTGGCGTGCAGTCGCAGACGCTGGACACGCTGTTCAGGCGAGCGAGGGACCGGGCTGGCATGTCCGGGTTCACGTTCCACGACAGCCGGCATACAGCCTGCACACGGCTGGCCCGCAAGGTCGATGTGCTGGACCTGTGCAAGATCATGGGCTGGGTGAAGACAACTCAAGCGCTCACCTACTACAACCCCAAGGCGTCGGACCTAGCGCGACGCATCGCGTGATTCCCACTCGACCACCTCCGACAGCAGCCACTTCCCGTCCTTGCCGGGCTTCGGGACCATGCCAGCCCGCACGCGAGAGGTGAGTGTGTTGCTGCTGACGCCCAGCCGTTCGAGCATCTGTGCTCTGGTGAGCCGGGCGCCCGTCAGTTTCGCCATCGCCACGAAGGCGGCTGTCAGGCTGTCCAGGCGTTGAAGAATCGCTTGTTCACTCATCCCTCACCCCCATTCCTTCCAAGGCCCCGGATGGCCCCACCGCAGTAGCAGCAGAACTTGTAGAAGTTCTCTTTAGGACTTCCATTGAGGTTGTGCATCTCACCGCAAGAGGTGGACCATGCTTCGGTTTCTGGGTCGTAGGTCCAGGTGCACCCCTGTGCGCTTCCCTCGGGGCGGCGGTTCCAGGCGGCGATGGAACGCGCCCGATGTTCAGACGTATGTGCCGGCAAGTACACGTTGTCGGGCGATCCTGCACATTCGCCTGTAACGTCGCTGCACCCTAGGCGCTGAAGGCCGAAATCTCCGACTATGCATGCCGGTCGTTCGCAAAATGGACACGGTTTCAGGTCTTTCATGCTTCCCCTTCTGCCTTGGTGGCGGCCTCACGAAGTGCACGGAATGCAGCAACGGTGTCCGGCAGGTTGCGATGCCACGCATCCGACATCTCGCGCGTCCAGAGCAGCGGGTTCAGTGCACACTCGATCCCTCCCGTGCTGGCCGGCTCAGGGATGGGGGGATGGGGATGGGCGAGAGCTTGGGCGTCTGCGAAACCTTTGAGGTAGTCTGCATTCAGGTGCCCAGTCTGAAGTTCACTGTCACCCTCTTGTCTCCCATACTCCTGTAAAGCTTCCCTGAGCTGGGTGATGTAAACGGCAGTGGCTGCCGCGTCTTTCCAGAGTGGTGTGTCCCATCGCTCGACAACTGCGCGAGATGCTTCAATCACCCCCTTCGCCGCGAGGTAGACCGCCACTGGCTCAGGGCTGCTGGCATGGTAGAGCTTGTGTTCGCCGTCCGGCAGTGCTTCCGCGCCCTTTTCCCATCGCACCAGCACCGTCGCCCGGCCGAACACTGCCGTACCTCCACGCATGACCGTCGCCACCGGCTCAGGGCTGGTCTGCGCAGCAGAGGCGAGGACAGCTTTTGCACTCGCAGCCCATGCTTCGGTTTCGCTCCCCGCGCAATCTTCGGTCCAGTAGTCGTCGAAGCCTTTGTGGGCGATGCGTGCAAGTTCGTCGTCGCTCATGTGCCGCTCCCTGCCCGCATCGGGCGATGGCCTTGCCCGCGCTGCGAGGCTTGGTAGGCGGTGATCCACTGCTGCACGGCGCGTGCCGCTTCGAGGTACTCCGGGCTCGGCGTCTTGGTGATCTCCTGCCCGCGGCGGTACGTGGCCCAGATGCGGTCGCGCAGATGCTTCGGCAAGGAGAACCAGTGCGGGCTGCAGCCCCACATCGCAGGCGGAACTTCCTTCGTGCAGCCGGGCCAATGGCATGTGTGCTTCATTTCGGCTCCCCATCCTTGGCAGCGGCGATGGCTGCATAGATGGCTTCTTCGCGGTGAGACGACCAGCCGGCCATGCCATGACGCGAATGCACCTCCAATGCGGCGCGCCAGCCAGCCTCGACTAGCTGCCGCATCCACGGCTTCCCATGCTGGAGGGAGAGGACTGCGCGCCCAATTTCCAGCAGCCCTGCTTCTTCGCAGATCGTCTGAGTCTTGCCGCCCAGTTCATGAACTCGCGTGATGTTCAAGCTGTCGCAGGCGTTGATGATTACGCGCATGATCTGCTCATCGCTCACCCCCTCCGCTCCTGAGAGGGCGCTCGTTTCAATCGGCGAATCTGTCGAAGTGCCAGCCGAGTCCTTTGACCCAGCGATACCAGCACATGCGCTGCTGGGCGTTGTTCCACATGAGACGTTGCTGCTGCATTTACGTTTCTCCTGAAGATGTTGTGCCACGATCTGGCGCGGGGTATTGGGGTCGAGTCCGAGGCCGACGCGAGCACCGGCCCACCAAGCTTCTTTCGGCGTAAGGCCCTCTGGCTCTACCTGCGCTCCTGCTGGTGCAGTGTGAGACTCTTGAAATCTCTGAATCTCCGCAGCATTCCATGCCTCGGCCTGCGCTGGAGTGGCGAGCCGTGCGGCCGTCCCCCGTGGAGGCACACAAGAGCCGCAGGCGTTCATGTAGTGAATGCCGTGCGGACAAACATCCGCCCCCTTCGGCACTTCGGCCTGCGCTGGAGTGGCGAACGGGTCGGGCTCGGTCGGCTGTCCGTCCACATCGCACGCCTGGAGCGCGCTGCGCCAATGATCGATAAGCGCCGCCTCCAGCGTATCGCCGTAGTAGATGCCGCTGTCGGTGTCGAGCTTCCAGCGTCGGTCCTCTTCGTCCCATGTGTTGGGGGCGTGAATGGTCTGGCACAGCGAAGCGGCGAGCATCAGGGCGCGGTGGCGCGCATCCCCCTTCGGAGCCTCGGCTGGAGTGGTGAGGGCAATGACTGCATCCGTGAATCCGATCTCTGTCAGGTAGCCGGCCTTGTAGCGGCCGATCAGTTCGGCGAGCGCGTCCGCCCCCTTCGGCACTTCGGCCTGCGGAGCGGGTTGCCCACATGCATACATGCAAGCCTTGTGGAACTTGCATTCGCCTGGGTCTCCTTTGCAGGAGGACTGCGGAGCGTGTTGCTGGGCAGGCCAACGGCGCAGCATTTCGGCCGCTTCCTTCGCATAGTCGCCCAGGGCAACGATCTTGTCGGCCAGCCACGCGGCATGGTCAGCATCGCCGTACACGCCGATCCCTCCGGGGATTGGCTCTCTGGATTGGGTGTGATCAGACATGGTCTTCCCCGCTGTCGTTGATGTAGTCGTCGATGGCTTGCTCGGGGTCGGCGCCTTCGTCGATCGCCTTCAGGCCAACGCTCACGATCTCGGGAGGCCAGCCGAACAAGCCGTGCTCCTTCTCGATGGCGATGCAGCGGTGTGTGTGGCCGGCGATCATTGCCTTGGAATACGCTTGGAGGGCGCTGGTGTGATCAGCGGTCACGGCCTTCTCCTACATTTGACTGAATGGCGGCGTCCAAGTCTTTGGAGAGATCTTTGCTCTTGCTGTAGAACTTGAAGTCATTGCCGAAGCGCGCGGATGCAATGCAGCCCTTCAACTTGCCATCGAGGGCCGATGCGAAGATGCGCCAACGCCCTGCATCCCTGCGAAGCGCCACGAGCTCGCCCACTGGCAACGTTGCCACGGTCGGCTGGATGGCTTCTCCCTGCTCCTCTCTACGGAGGGAGGCGGCAATCCGCTGTGCAATGGCTTGGCATTCCTCGTCGCTGAATCTCCTGCCCTCGTCGTCGTGCCCTGGTTGAACGGAGGCCCACCAGAGATTGGAGGGTTGTCGCTGCTTGTTGAGGACGTACACGGTCGATCCTTGAACCTGCACGTCGTTCTCGCTCTGTCTTGGTGTGCTCATGGGGCGGTGCTCCAATCAATAGCCCTGCGAGGCGAGCCACGCCGACAGACCAAGCGCGATTGCCTCGGTGGTCTTGTTCGCCATGTACGTCTTGTTGCTGCGCATCTCGGGGCGGATGTGGAAACGATCAGCAGCACGTTGGCGACGGGCCTGCTTCTTCGGATGCGTGGTGCGAGAGTTGCGGACGTTGCTCATCTCAATCTCCTCAGATACCTGTGTTAAGCAATAACCAGGGCAAGGAATACAACCAGTACCCAGGTGATGATGTGGAATAGAGGGCGCATCAAATCGCAAGGAAGGCGCGACCAGCACCGACAGGAGCGAACGGGATGTCGGAATCCATGTCGTCAAAGCCGCGACCACCGCCACCAGAACTACGCGACGGGGGCGCCGCCCGGCGAGGCGGAGGGGCTTGTTCTTGCTGCTCTTCCTTCGGCTTGATGGACAGGCTCATGAACTTGCCCTTCTTGCCTTCCTTGATCCAGGCGGCCAGTTCAAACAGGGCGCCGTGGATCGTGATTTCCCCGCGATAGTCAGGGCGCTTGTCGTTGCCGTTCTTGTCGTTCTTGAACAGAACGCCACTCATGTCGCGTTGTTGGAAGTCGGTCATTGCTGTGCGCCTTTCTTGATGCTCTTGAGGGCGGATCTCGTCTTCGAGTCCAGTTGGTTTTCGAGGTACACCCGTTGGGTGTCGTCCAGGTTGTCCTTGGCGATGGCTTCCAGCGCTGCCTTCAGGTTCCCCTGAGCAACAAACTCAGTTGCCCGCTGGGCCAAGTCCTGCAGGTAGTCCTTCCAGTCCTGCGGAAGGTCTTCACCGATCCCAGTGCGAGCCCCATGGGTGAAGGCGCGGGCGTTCCCGGTCTGCTTGCTCGCAGCATTCCCATCGTCGTCTTCAGGAGCGATGCCGCAAGCCGCCATGAGGCTGTAGCGACGCGCATAGGTGAGGGCCGAGCCATACCCCTGCGGGTCTTGCTTCGACGCGGGGACGTGCAACTTGCCACAGCGCCGCTCCTCTCCCGATTCGTGCAGGAACACCGTTTCGACGGTCACACCACTGGGGTCCTCGAACGTCTCTTGCAGGAGAGCAATGCCGTTCTCCAGCAGAGCATCCTCAACAGCCTCCAGGCAGGCGCCCAGGTCGGCGTACTTGCTGCGGAATGCAGGGTTGGTCTTGTCCTTCAGGGCTGGGCCGAAGGAGCGCTTTGCCTTCACGAAGGCGGCAGAGATTTGCTTCATGGTCAGAACTTGGTAGGGCGGATGGCTTCTTTGAACGCCAGCACAGCTGCTCGAACGATTCCGAGGTGTTGACGGCGAACAGCGAAGTACAGACGGAACACGTCGATGGAGGTCATGACAGCGAAACCCGCACCAGGTGAATCACCAGCGCGAGCAAAAGAGGGAAGGCGACACAAGCCACAACGATGAGCATGGGTGCATTGCTCTTGGTCACGTTGGGAGCATCAGGAAGCTCATCCCGATCAGAATCAGCGAACTCATCGGAGTCCGTGTAGCTCCAACCCTTGGGACGGGATCTGTACTCAGAGAGGCTTTCCACGTTCATGATTGCTCCTCAGGTGTAGAGACACGCTGCAATCGCAGCAACGAATCCGATGGCGAGAGCAATGCCTACAGCCCAGTTGGCTGCCTTGCGCTCGTAGCGGGTGATGGCACATCCATAATCTGCGCCGTAGGGGTACTGTTCGCCCATGCGGCGAGAGAATCGAAGATGACTCATGCCTCAACCCTCTCAATCCGCGTATCCAGCCGGCGAGGCTCCAGAGTCTTGAATGCATCAAGTTCCGGCTCTTCCGTCTGCAGCTCGGCAATCCACTGCTGGATGAGTTCCGACAGTTGCTCGGCAAAGTCGTAGCCCGTGTTCCTTGCCATGTGGGCTTGGATGGTCTGAAGCTGCTCGATGGCTTCTTCAGGGCTCAGGCCATGTGCAACGCCGTGCTTGTCGGTCCCGGTGCAGGCATAGCGGATGTCGCAGCGAGCACCGAACAGGAGTTGTTCGCGGCGTGCGGGGTTCATGCCGGACCTCCTGTTGCCTTGATATATGCCTTGTTCGCGGCCCTGATTGCCTTTCCCTTGGGCGTGTTTGTTCCGATGCCCTTTTTCAGGTAGTCGAACTCAACGGGGCTGATCGCGTGCCGCAGGACCTCTTCAAGTGCGCTCAATAGATCGGGCGCTGCAGCGATCAGGAGGGCATCTGCCATGACATCCGGGTTGCTCAATGTCGGCACGAATCGGCAGATGATGGTGTGCCGATGATCCTCGGCACGGACCGCATTCAGTTCCGAATCGATGACCCACGGTCCCGGCGTGTGCTGCGCCCTCATGCCAGACTCCAGACAGGAATTTCCTTCGGAGCGGGCCGGCGACTGTCACAGGCCAACTGCGGCAGTTCGGTCAACTCGACCTTCTCTGCAGGCAGCGGACCATTCATCGCATCGATCCACTCGCGGAAGGCGTCGTACTTGACTTCGACACCGCGCAGGAACTCTTGAACTTCGGTGTTCATTGCGACCTCACAGAGACTGGCCGCGCGACTTGGCCGGCCGAGATTCACGGTTGCGCAGAACGAATCCGTCCATCGAGTAGAGCCGGATCGTCCCGTCGCTGTAGACCACGAACACCTGGTTGTCGTAAGGCGCCCAGCAGCCATGGAGGTATTCACCAGTCCTGGTGGTGGACATCAGGAGAAGGCCGCTCGTGCAAGAGCCCTTCGCGTTGGTCAGAAGAATCTGACCGCCTGCCTCGTTAGGGCTGGATGCGATCACTTCGGCATGAGCCGGAAGAGCTGAAAAGGCCAGGACGGCCAGGATTGAGAGGGAGCGCTTCATGCCGCGCTCCTGGCAACGAACTTGTCCGCCATTTCGAACGCGATGCGGATCACTTGTCCGGTGAACACGCCGTCCGTCTTGTCGAGCACCTCGAAAATGATCTGGCTGCCGGCGATCGCAGTCGCAAAGGCAAGAGCAGCTTGGTTGCGCTCCTTCCTCTGTGCGGCGTTCAGTTGGGGTTTGGTGGTCATCACTGCTCCGTGTTGTTGGGCGAGTGATGCAATTACACCAGAAGGTGTTAGGCGTTGTCAACACCAAACGGTGTCGGGCCAGCAAATATTTTTTGGCGCAACAAAAAGCCCGCTCAAAGGCGGGCTGGGTCGGGGAGAAGAAGGGGGGGACTAGCTGCAGATGGTCAGTACCAAGTGTCCGCCCTCAAAAAGCCGTCTCATGTGAGGTCTCCGAAGATGGATGCTTCTCGCAGCCGTCTCGGTAGGGTCTTGCGCGGGTTTGGTATCCCGAAGGTGACCACTTCCGAGCCCCCAGGGGTGTTTCCAGCAGTCCCAGAGGCGATGATCTTCTCGCAAACAAAGTTCAAGGCCTTGACCAGGCCATAGGCCCCGGTCTGGAGCCGATCGGCGCAGGTTCCAAGTAGGTGGATCTGCGTCCCTTTAGTCGTTGCTGCGATGCAGATAGAGCCCTGCATCTCGCCGGTGCTGTCCATCGCCATCATGTCCGACAGCACGCTCTTCGTATCACTTTTTGCTGCCGCCTTCGGCCGCAACTCGATCACGTTGCCCATCCTGACCACCTCCTAAATCTAGTGATCCCAGCTCACCGGAAATGTGGCCGGGATGGTCATGATGTGACCCTTCACCTCTGTCATTTTTTGTAACCAGCAATGTGAGGATGAGCTGTGACTTTTGTCCCGCATCTTCTGGTTCTTTCGCCATAGACGCGAGCAAAGGTTCTAACGCTATCCGAGTATTTTTGTCGGCTTTTCTCAGGGCGCGTGTAAGAACTTGGAGTGCATCGGCCAGTTGGTCAGCTTCTGGTCGGGTTCCATCTGGTTGGGGAGTGGGGATCGGCTCGTCCGGATCTGCCGTGTCCAAGCTCATGCGCGGGATGCCGAGCTGCTCCTCGATCTTCCTGGCGAGCTTCTCCCCGAACGATTTCTTCCCCCTCAACAGGTCGGACCAATAGCTGACGCGGTTGCCAACGCGGTCAGCAAGGTCCTTGGGCGCCAGGTTCAGCGCCTTGAGATTGCTTAGACGGATGAGGGCCTCATCGTTCATGCGCGAAGTAGAGCAGCGCGATGACACCAAAAAGTGTTTGACACGCCGAACACCAGATGGTGTAATGAGGCCGTTATGGACCTCAAAACCTACTTCTTCAGCCTCAGCGTGGAGGATCGCGAGGTCTTCGCGCTGAAGTGCGGTACGAGCCGTAAGCATCTACAGAACGTGGCTTATGGCTACAAGCAGCCGTCCACGGAACTGGCCGTTGCCATTGAGGCGAACTCGAAGCGCGCCGTCACCCGTCAAGAAATGTTCCCGTCCAACTTCAAGCAGAAGTGGCCGGAGCTCAAAGCCGCCTAGGAGCACTCCATGAAGAACCTCGTTCCCCTGGCTCTCCTCATTGGCGGCGTCCTGGCTGCGCTCTATTGCGCATCCATGTTCTTCACTCACCTGCTCGGCGGTGGGCAGTACCAGAACT